ATGTGTATAAGAGACAGGATGGGGACTTTCGCATGAGCAAGTTCAAGGCGGGCGACCTCGCTCTAAATCTGCAAGAAATCCCAAACTGCATCAGCGCTGGAGTGGTAGTCGAGTTGATATCTCGACTTTCCCCGGGTGATCTATTTGTCGAAGACGGCCAGACCTTTCTGGTGAATCGGGCAGCCTGGTGGGTGCTCCATGAAGGTGATCGGCTCTACATCCCTGAACGGTATCTCATGCCCCTCCGCGGCGACTTCCAGCCCGAGCAGCAGAAGGCGAAGGAGGAAATCGTATGAATCCTCGCATTGGCGTTGCTCTGTGGGTTTTGGATCGCCATGAGTGGAACTGGAGGAAGCTGAATGAGTACGCCTTCATCATGCGCAAGAAGCTGGCCGCGAAGGCCGTCGCACTGATCGCCCATGACCGCATCTTGACCGACGAAATCCTTACTCGCGGGCTTCCTTCCTACTGGGACAGAGAAGCGAAGGAGGTGAAGGCGTGAATACTTTTATTGGCATCTGCCTGGGCTTTTTCCTTTGCATGTTCTTGAACGCTGCCATGCGCAACGAACGTGATAGCACCGATGCTCCTGGCGGACGCAGTGGAATGCGGCTGCACACTGACCACGCTACCGGCTTGCAGTATCTCAGTGTTCCAGGCGGGGGTATCACTCCGCGACTCGGGGTGGATGGGAAGCAAATGCGCGCGGATGGTGCCGAATGACCCTTTCCGCCCGCCAGCCAAAACCCAAAAAGTGCCAGAACACCGAGTGCGGCGCCAAGTTCATCCCGCAGCGCCTTGGCCAGTGCGTGTGCTCTCCTGCCTGCGCCCTGGCCATCAAGGACAAGCACGCCAAGCCGGCACGGAAGGCCATCGCAGACCGCGAGCGGAGGGAGGTCAGGGTTCGGAAGGAGAAGTTGAAGAGTCGGTCGGATCACCTGCGCGAGGCTCAGCAGGTCTTCAACGAGTTCATCCGCCTACGCGACGCGGATCAGCCGTGCATCAGTTGTGGCCGCCACCACGATGGGCAGTATCACGCTGGGCACTACCGCACGGTTGCCGCCAGCCCCGAGCTGCGTTTCGAGCCGCTGAACGTCCACAAACAATGTGCCCCATGCAACAACCACAAGTCCGGCGACATAGTGAATTACCGAATCAACTTGGTGCGCAAGATCGGCGCCGAGAAGGTCGAGTGGCTGGAAGGCCCTCATGATCCCCTGAAGCTGACCATCGACGAAATCAAAGCGCTTAAGGCCAAGTTCAGGGCCTGGGTGCGCGAACTGAAGAGGGCAACGGCATGACCAAAGAAACTCTGACCATCGTTCTCTTCAGCATAGGGAGCGGTCTCATCGGTTATGCGATCGGTATTGCTGCCGCCTGGCTGGGAAACTGGTTCGCCGACGGTTATCACCCGCTGCTGCTGTCGAACATGGTCAGCACGCCAGGTGCTGAGGATGGTGAGCGCGCCAATGAATACCCCGATTATCTGGAGCCTCCGAGAGGCTGTTTCGGCATGTGCTGTGCCGGATGTGATGCTCGCTCGCAGGTCAACTCCAGGAGCAAAACAGTCAGCGAACAGACAGACCAATCTTACGTTTTAAACGCCGTGCTCAGCGCTCAAGGGGGCGAATGATGATCTACACCAGCATTCTGTCTGCGGTCGTCTCCGCCCTGGCGGCGGAAACCATCGACAACACTGCTAAGCAAGCTTGGCAGAAGCTCTACCAGCCGGGTTACGCCGACAGTGAGGGGTTGGCAGGACTGATCAGGGCCTCTAACAGTTCGGGAATCAAGCGCATCGATGCCGATTGCTGGGTGCATGCCAGGCTACACAGCCAGCTCAAGCCTCGGCACTGGAACGCATTGGTGGCCAAGTACAGTACTCACCGTGAGAAGAAGAAGGCTGCAATCGAGACCCTTATTCCCCTGGTCGCGACTCCAGCGCCACGCAGGTTCCTTGGGATGGCTGTCTATACCTGGGCTATCCCTAAGCTGAAGGGCGCAGATGGCAAGCGCTCAACCGACATGATTATTCTCGATGCCGTGTTCTACGACATGAACAACTGGGAGTCTGAGGGTCGTCCAGAGCAGACCAGGCGCCGTTGGCGCTCTGGAATTCATAGCGTCCTGAATGAAATGCTCAAAGAGGCAGAGGTTGCGGCTGGTGAAATCCTGATGGCGGAAGGAATCATCTTCGGCGAAGCAGCATAGGGCTTGCATTCAATGAGCGTTTGAGCGAATATTTCCCCATCCTGTCGATCTTGCGCGTTGTGAGGATCGGTGGCTCTGAAGCCCTGGCATCTGCCGGGGCTTTTTCGTTTCCAGCCCAATGCGGAGTTCTGAAATGTCTGCCGAATCGAAAGATGTTTGGCTGCTCAAGGGAATCGGCGGTGGCGCGCTGGTCCTGCTGCTCCTGGTTGGAGCGGCAGTGGTACTGATCTGAATCCTTCGGGTTGCGACTACGCGGCCGGGATCGCCTTGGACACGCAGGCGTTAAAGTGAAGTGGGGGTCGGTGGAAGCCCGGCACGGAGTGAATGCGCAGGCTGATGCGCAAGGTTGCAGGGAGAACCCGTTAGGGAACTACCCGGTGAAAGGCCGGGTCGCTTGGCGGTTGTAGTACACACGCCCTGGGCTAACCGTAATGTCGGAGATCAGCGCCGGTCACTCCAAATCACGCATGCGGCAGAAGAAAGCAAGGGTCACCATTGGTGATCAAGGCGAAAGCCCCGGCTCCTTGCTCTGCGGGCGTGACGCCGGCTAGTCCGGCACCTATTCCGCGGCTCTAGCTCAACTGGCAGAGCGCTGCCCTTCCAAGTCAGATGTTGCGGGTTCAAGTCCCGCGAGCCGCTCCAAACTCGATTCAATGACGTGTTGCTCAGAGGTAGAGCGGTCGGCTGTTACCCGATTGGTCGATGGTTCGATCCCATCAGCGTCAGCCAATAAGCCGGTATGGCGCAACAGGGAGCGCTGCTGATTTGTAATCAGAGGGTTGCGGGTTCGACTCCTGCTGCCGGCACCACACTACAAGGCCCAGGCAATGACCTGGGCTTTTCTGCATCTGGAGTAAGCAAATGGACCCGATGACGACCGTTGGCGGAGGTCTCTTCGCCAAGTACAGCGTCGCTATTGCCGGGTTCTGGGGGTCGATTCTGTCCCTTGGATTCCTGAGCGGCCTGAACCGCTGGCAAGCTGCGCTCGCTGTAGCAACCGGATTCGGGTGCTCAACCTATTGGACTGCTCCGGTTGCCGCATGGCTTTCGCGTGAGTACGAGATTCCGCTCGATGACGCATTTCTGAGTGGTGTCGCATTCACCATCGGTTTGCTGGCGATGAATATCATCCCCGGCCTGAAGGCGGCAGTAACGGCAATCACAGAGCGGTTCCTTCCTACGAGAGGAACCTGATCATGATCATGTCGATTCTGGCGGCGCTGGATGCGCTGCTGTGTGTGCTTGTCGTTGTAGCTGCTCTGGAGTTCCTGCGCACCGTCCAGTTGTCTGGGCAGCCGCTATTGGGTATCTCCTTCTACCTGGTGGCTGGTGGTGCATTCGGAATCCTGTACGGAATCATGAAGGGCGCACCGGTTAATCCATTTTCGGTGATCCTCCATGCTGGGCTCGTACTTTACGCCTGGTCCCGGCGCCGGCAGATATTCGGAAGCGACTGGTCGTGGAACTGAAGCGACCTCACCCTCCAGAGACGATCGGGCAGTTCGCGGAAGGCGAAGACTGGGCGGACGCCTTTGTCCCCGCTCAGGATGTTCTGGCTTGGGCGAAGTCAGTGTTAATCGATCCGAATGGAATCCTGGGCAATGAAGACCACGCCCACCTACAAGACGCTCCTCTCGCTTTCCTATGGGCCGCCTCCAGCTTCACCAAGCAGGGGAGGACGGTACTGGGTCAGTGCGAAGAGGTGACGTTCCGCTGTGGAGCCTGGCAGAAGGGAAGGCAGGAACAGCAGATGATCCGCTGGTTCGGATACCTGCCGAGGTTTCTGATCACCCTGGCTGCTGACTACTGCTCCCAGTGCTCCGACGCGGAGTTCTGCGCATTGGTCGAGCATGAGCTTTACCACATCTGCCAAGAGAACAACCAATACGGCGAGCCCAAGTTCACCGAGGAGGGCTTTCCAAAGCTGAAGCTCCGCGGGCATGACGTCGAGGAGTTCGTCGGCGTGGTGAGGCGATACGGCCCAAGCAAGGACGTGCAGCATCTCATCGACGCTGCTAGCAGGTCTCCAGAGGTGGCCAAAATCAACATTTCGAGAGCCTGCGGTACGTGCCTGCTGAAGTCGGCATAGCCACGACAGGCCCATGACAGGAAGAAAAACGATGGCAACCCTGAACAGCGACGTGAAGGCGTTCATCGTTCAGGCGCTGGCCTGTTTCGATACGCCATCCCAGGTTGCGGAATCGGTCAAGAAGGAATTCGGCATCGAGGTCAGTCGGCAGCAGATCGAGTCGCACGACCCGAACAAGGTGTGCAGCAAGGGCCTTGCCGCGAAGTGGCGGATCCTCTTCGAGGACACCCGCAAGCGCTTCCGCGAGGAGATCGCCGACATCCCGATCGCCAACCGCGCCTACCGACTGAGGGCTTTGGGTCGGATGGCTGAGCGCGCCGAGGGCATGCGAAACATGGCCCTGGCTGCCCAGCTTTACGAGCAGGCCGCCAAGGAGTCGGGTGGCATGTACAGCAACAAGCACCAGCTCGAGCACTCTGGCCCTGGCGGAGGTCCGATCCCGACAATGCCGACCACCATCCAGCTTGTGGCGCCAGGCCATGACCACGGCGAAGATTGAACTTCCGCCAAAGCTGATACCAGTCTTCTCAGGCCCTGCCCGGTACCGCGGCGCCCATGGTGGACGAGGCAGTGCCAAAACGCGCACGTTCGCCAAGATGACGGCAGTAAGGGCGTACATGTACGCGGAGGCTGGAATCAGTGGCGTGATCCTCGGGGCGCGCGAGTACATGAACTCGCTTGAAGAGTCCTCCATGGAGGAGATCAAGCAGGCAATTCGATCCGAGCCATGGCTGGACGCGTACTTCGACATTGGTGAGAAGTACATCCGGACCAAGAATCGCCGAATTTCGTATGTGTTCTGCGGATTGCGCCATAACCTCGACAGCATCAAGTCGAAGGCCAGAATCCTGATCGCCTGGGTTGACGAGGCTGAAAACGTCAGCGAAACGGCGTGGATAAAGCTCCTGCCGACGGTTCGTGAGAACGACTCGGAGGTCTGGATTACCTGGAACCCGGAGCGCGATGGAAGCGCCACCGACACCCGGTTCCGGAAGAACATGCCGGCAGGCGCAAAAATCGTCGAGATGAACTACACGGACAATCCGTGGTTTCCCGATGTGCTCGATCAGGAGCGCCTGAACGACCGGCAGACGCTGGACGACCAGACCTATGCCTGGATCTGGGATGGCGCCTACCGCGAGAACAGCGACGCTCAGATCCTTGCTGGCAAGTACCGGGTGGCCGAGTTCGAGCCTGGTCCCGATTGGGATGGCCCTTACTACGGCATCGACTGGGGGTTCAGCCAGGACCCGACTGTCGGCGTCAAATGCTGGATTTACGACCGCAGGCTTTGGATTGAGCACGAAGCCGGAAAGGTTGGACTTGAGAACGCTGAGTACATGATCAGGCGCTTGCCAGGGATCGAACGACATGCAGTCCGAGCCGACTCGGCCAGGCCGGAGACGATCAGCCACGTCAGGAGTAAAGGGAAAGATGGCAGTCGTGCATGTCTGCCCAGGATCGAAGGTGTCGAGAAATGGAAAGGCAGCGTCGAGGACGGCATTGCCCACCTTCGCAGCTATGTCGAGATCATGATCCATGAGCGATGCACGAAAACCCTCCGCGAGGCCAGGCTATACAGCTACAAGGTAGACCGGCAGACCGGGGATGTGCTTACCGATATCGTCGACAAGAACAACCACTACTGGGACGCCACACGGTATGCGCTTGGGCCGCTGATCAAGCGAAGAAGTGCTGTTGGCATCCTTCTTCCCGGAGCCCGTTGATGGCCATCTTCATCCTCAGGGAGCGCGCAACCAGCCGCTCCATGGTGGTCCGTGCTCGCTGCACGTCCTGCGCCCGCACCGTGGCGGTCGAGAACGCTGGCGCTGAAGGGACGATGGTATGGCGCGACCCCAACCTCTCTTCTGTCGAACTGGTCCGCGAGACGGACAAGCCAGGCCTCATCCTGAAATCGGACTGACCATGACTGACAAACTCGACCTCGCGGTCAATCACGCGATGAGCAGTGCTGTCGCGCGTGCGCGAATGAGCCTGCTGAACCAGGGCATCGGCCATGACGCCAAGCGGCCGCAGGCATGGTGCGAGTATGGTTTCCCTCAGGAAATCACGTTCAACGACCTGTACACCATGTACCGGCGGGGCGGCATCGCCCATGGCGCGGTTGAGAAGATCGTCACCACGTGCTGGAAGACATATCCGCAGGTCATAGAGGGCGACGATCAGGACCGCTCCAAGGACGAAACCGAGTGGGAGAGGAAGAACAAGCCGTTGATCGCAGGCGGCAGGTTCTGGCGGGCTGTCTCCGAAGCCGACCGGCGCCGCTTGGTGGGTCGGTATTCCGGGCTGCTCCTCCACATAAGGGACAGCCAGCCCTGGGATAGACCTGTTTCGGGCAAGGTCAATGGCCTGGCGAAGGTCACCCCGGCCTGGGCTGGGTGCCTTAAGCCGAAGTCGTTCGACGAAAAGCCGGATAGCGAGACCTACGGGCAGCCCACCATGTGGGAATACACCGAGGCTTCCCAAGCCGGTCGTCCCGGTCTGGTGCGGGATATCCATCCGGATCGGGTGTTTATCCTCGGAGACTGGACCGGCGATGCAATCGGCTTCCTGGAGCCTGCCTACAACTCCTTCATCAGCCTGGAGAAGGTCGAGGGAGGCAGTGGCGAATCGTTCCTGAAGAACGCCGCACGCCAGCTCCTGCTGAACTTCGACAAGGAGATTAACCTCGGCGAGATCGCCAGCACCTACGGCGTGACGCTCGATGCGCTCAACGAGCGCTTCAACGAGGCAGCGCGCCAGCTCAACCTCGGCGTCGATGTCCTGCTCCCGACCCAGGGGGCGACCGTCACGCAGATGGTGTCCGCTGTTTCGGACCCCAGCCCCACGTACAACGTCAACCTGCAGACCGCCGCCGCCGGCGTCGACATCCCGACCAAGATTCTGGTGGGCATGCAGACCGGCGAGCGGGCGAGCAGTGAGGACCAGAAGTACCACAACGCCAGATGCCAGGCGCGCCGGGTGCAAGAACTGACGTTCGAGATCAACGACTTGTTCGCGCACCTGATGCGCATCGGCGTGGTTCCGCTGAAGGCTGAGTTCACCGCGATCTGGGATGACCTCACCGTGCCGACCAAGGCCGAGCGCTTGGCCAACTCCAAGACCATGAGCGAGATCAACAGCGCCGCGATCGGCACTGGCGAGCCCGTGTTCACGGCGGAGGAAATACGCGAAGAAGCTGGATACGACCCGCTCGAGGGTGGCGATCCGCTGCCTGACACCGAACCGGAGGATGAAGATGCCGCGCGCACCGATCCTACCGGCGAGCAGCAGTGACCCGACCGGGGTAGATCGACTGGAAAGGGGCGCAATGCGCGAGTTCGACAGGCGCATGCGGAAAATCCGGGATGGCTATGTCGCTGCCTTGGACCGAATCCCGGCCCAGCCGGTGGTGAATGAGCAGTACACCTACCGTCTCGACCAGGCCCTTCTCTCCGCGATCTTCGCCGACACCAACCTGATGGTCGACGAGATCCTGCAAGAGGGCGGGGAGCGGGACCTCTGGTTCTTCGAGTCATACGTCGGGGTTGCCTACATCCGCGGTACTGCACAGACGCATGCCAACCTGGCGCAGCAATCGCCTGCATACCGCGCCGGCCGGGAATCGCTGGATGTCCTGCTTCGATCCGACGCCTACCGCGCGCGGATGGCACTGCTTCGCGCCCGGGAGTTCGAGGAGATGAAGGGCTTGTCCGGCCAAGTCAAGGCCGACATGGCGCGCATTCTCGCCGAGGGCATGGGGCGCGGGAAGAATCCCCGCGAAATCGCACGGGACCTGACCGCCCAGACCGGCATCGAGGCGCGTCGCGGCCATCGCATCGCACGCACCGAAGTCACAACCGCTCTCCGAAGGGCTCGCTGGGACGAAAAAGACGCTGCTGAGGCCGACTACGGCGTTCAGTCGAAGCTGATGCACATGTCGGCCCTGTCCGCCAGCACTAGGGCCACCCACGCGGCCAGGCACGCCAGGCTCTACACCTCGGATGAGGTGAGGGACTGGTACAGCCGAGACGGAAACCCAATAAATTGCAAGTGCAGCCAGGTCGAGGTGCTGGTCGATGACGATGGGAACCCGGTTGTCCCGGCCATCGTCGAGCGCGCGCGCCGCAACTACCAAGTCATGAAAGCCAAAGGGCGCGGGCCCTGGGCGAAAGAGGATTGAGCCATGCCCATGCAGGTCAACATCACCACCCAGGTCAACAGCGCCAGCATTCGGCGTGAGACACACAACGGGCGCGAACATCTGGTTCTGCCGAGCTACACCCTGCCGGCCGGCGTGATCATGAACGGTGGTCTCTACACCGCAGAGCAGATCGACAAGCACTACCCAGGCCTGGAGGGAACGCTGGCGCCGCTAGGGCACCCGATGGTCGACGGGAAGTTCGTTTCGGCGTTCTCACCCGAAGGGATCAACGTCGGCCACGTCGGCGCTTGGAACCGTAACGTGAAGAAGTCCGGCAACCGGGTCTACATGGAGAAGTGGGTCGACGTCGAGTTCGCCAAGTCCACGGAAGGCGGTCGTGAACTGTTGCAGCGCGTTGAGGCGCTGGAGAAGGGGGAGGACGTTCCCCCGATCCATACCAGCGTTGCCGCATTCCTCAACCGCATCGAGCCGAACGAAAGTCAGCGTGCCCAGGGCGCGGAGTGGGTCGCCGACATCCAGAGCATGGACCACGACGCGATCCTGCTGCACGAAGTAGGGGCGGCTACTCCTGAGCAGGGCGTCGGCCTCATGGTGAACGCGGACCAGGCTGTGCCGCTTCAGCCGAACTCCGGCGCCCTGGTTGGCGAGTCCTACCGGGAGCGTGAGCAGCGCCTGGACCGAGCCGCAAAGGAGCGATTCGCCTCCGGCCCCGACCAGTACGCATGGGTTGCCGACTTCACCGATTCCCAGGCCGTGATCAGCCTCAACGGCGGTGTGACCGAGGTGTACGGCTACAAGGTCGAGGCAGGGAAGATCGTCTTCGACGAGTCCGGCCAGCCCGTTGTCCGGCAAGAGTCCTGGGTCGCCATGGTGGCCAACAGCATCAAGAACATTTTCACCCATCGTCAGGCTCGGCCTGATCAACCTGAGAAGGAGGGCGACATGCCCCTGACCCCCGAAGAAAAGGCCGAAATCGTGAAGGAAATCGGCACCAACACCTCCAGCGCCATCAAGGAGCTGGCGGACACCATCATCAAGCCCCTGGCCGATAAGGTCGACGGCCTGGTCGCCAATCACAAGGCTCTGGCCGACACGCTGACCGCCAACCAGCGCGCCGAGGAAGACAGCATGCGTGAAGCGGTCAAGGCCAAGTTCGGCGAGGTCATCGCCAACAGCCTGGCCGGCGACGCGCTCAAGGAAATGTTCAAGCAGTGCGGCGAGTCCGCCCCGCTGGGCGCCAATGCCGCCACCGACAAAGGCGGTCTCACCGCCGATATCAACAACCTGCCGAAGGAGTAAGCCATGTCTCGCTATCGTCGCGTGAACATCGACGGCAAGTCGCTGTTCAAGACCGAAACCCGCAAGACCGCCGCCGCGCTTTACCCCGGAACCTTCGCTGTGATCGACGGTGACGACGAGTTCGCTCAGGCTGATGAAGTTGTTGGCCGTCTGTACGTCCTCGACAGCGCCTATCACGAGGGTCTGGGTATCACCGACCAGATTCCGGCCGGCCACTCGGCTGTTGGTAACTACCTGGAAGAAGGGCGTGAATTCGCTGTGCGCATGGCTGCTGGTGCTTACACCAAGGATCAGCCGGTGACCGTCAGTGCTGCAGGTCTTGCCATTCCTGTCCCTACCGCTGCTGGCTCCTACAAGGTGATCGGCTACATCCAGGACACCGTCACCACCTCTGCGGTGGACTTCATCCGCATTCGCGTCCGCGCTGACTCTGTCACCGTGGCGCCGTAAGGAGAGCAGAATGTTTCTGACCCAACATGCAATCGCCGCCCATCCCCGCCTGATGGGCCACTTCCAGGACCTGCAGGCCAACCGCAACATCTGGAACACCCAGAACGCCGCCATGATCGCCGAACACCGCGGCGCCATGACCCCCGAAATGCTGGCCTGCAATGCTCTGGCCGGCCTGGGTCGTGAGTTCTGGGCAGAGATCGACGCCCAGATCATCCAGTACCGCAACCAGGAAACCGGCATGGAGATCGTCAACGACCTCCTGCAGGTGCAGACCGTGCTTCCGATCGGCAAGACCGCCAAGCTCTACAACGTGGTCGGCGACATCGCCGATGACGTGTCGGTGAGCATCGACGGCCAGGCCCCGTACTCCTTCGATCACACCGAGTACAACTCCGACGGCGACCCCATTCCGGTATTCACCGCCGGCTACGGTGTCAACTGGCGCCATGCCGCCGGCATGAGCACCGTCGGCATCGACCTGGTTCTGGACTCGCAGGCTGCGAAACTCCGCAAGTTCAACAAGCGGATCGTTGCCTACATCCTGGACGGTGCCACCAACATTCAGGTCGAGAGCTACCCGGCTCAGGGCCTGCGCAATCACCGCAACACCATCAAGGTCAACCTAGGCTCCGGCGCCGGCGGCGCGAACATCGACCTGACCACTGCCACCCAGGAGCAACTGGCTGCGTTCTTCACCACCGGCGCTTTCGGCCAGGCCGCCCGCAACAACAAGGTCGATGCCTATGATGCGCTGTGGGTGTCCCCGGAAATCTGGGGAAACATGAACCGACCGGCAACCGTGGCAATCGGTGGCAGCACGATCCTGAGCGGCGGCACTGTTTTGCAGTTGATCACCCCGTTCATCCCGGCTCGCGCCATTCGCCAGACCTTCGCCCTGTCGGGCAACGAGTTCCTGGGCTATCAGCGCCGCCGCGACGTGGTCACCCCGCTGGTCGGCATGGCTACCGGCGTTGTGCCGCTGCCGCGTCCGCTGCCGCAGGTCAACTACAACTTCCAGATCATGAGCGCCATGGGCATCCAGGTGAAGAAGGACGACGAAGGTCTGTCCGGCGTGATCTACGGCGCCAACCTGGCGTAAGGGGGCGACATGCGCTACGAAGTGACCCGCTCCTGGCATGGCGTAAGCGTGGGCGACGTGGTGGAACTGGAGCACCTTCACCCGTCGCTGAAACCCAACGTGCGCCCCCTCGGCGGCGATTCTGTCCTCGAAGCAGCTACGCCGGCTGCAAGTTCTGATGTCGAGCAGAAACGCCGAGGGCGACCGCCGAAAACCGAGTGACCGGTGCGTGACGAGAGGCCGCCTGCGGGCGGCTTCGTCGTTTCTGGCCTCAGCGATGGGGCCCTTCCTTCTGGAGAATGAAATGTTTGGAAATCTGATCGACTCGGACATCCCGGCAATTCCAAAGGCTCCGCCCGCTCCCATGGAGTTCCCGGCCTCGTTCCGGGCTAGCGATGACTTCAGGCTCTGCGATGCTATCCGGAACACCGTGGATGCTGCGCAAGACGCCCAAGGTATGACGCTTCGGATTCTTCAACGACACCTCCTCCGTCTGTGCAACCTGCAGGTCGAGCAACTGGAGGGATGTGGTGATGATCACAGTTGAACAGGCCCGGCAGTACCTGCAGAGCCAGGGCATCGACAACGTGCCTGATTTCATCCTTGCGGCGTGGGTCGAGCAATTGCAGCAGATCCAGGACTGCCTGGATGCCCACTACCCGGCATCGACCGCGCTGCTGATTCAGGCCTACCTGCTGGCGCTGTTTGCGTTGGCCCAGGCCGACAAGTACATCAGCAGCCAGACGGCCCCATCCGGCGCTTCTCGATCGTTCCGCTACCAGGCCTTTGCTGATCGCTGGAAGGCGCAGTTGGCCCTGCTGAACGCCCTGGACAAGCACGGATGTGTGACGGGGCTGATTCCCCCGAACCCAACCCAGACCGCACACGGCGGTCTTTGGATCGCGCGCGGTGGCTGCATGTGTGGTGACTCATGAGCACGACAGCGAATTGGAGTTACACCAACACGGCGACGGTTCGGCCATTCCTGCACTTCGACCTTTCGATCCAGGAGGCCGTTTACGGCCCTGACTACGAGATCGCTTGCACCTGGACCGCCAAGAGCGAGCAGATGCGGGAAGAGGGCGGGCAATCTGGGGCGCGAGGTGCCGAGTTCGTATCGCGGCACCAGATATTCACCGAGGACCGCCGGCCGAAGTACCTGGACCTGATCCAGTTCGACGGCTCCAACGGCTGGGAAGAGATCCGCTCGGTGACGAACTGGGATATGTCCTTCTTCGGCGAGCAGCCGGACTTTCTACTGGTGACCTGACATGGCAATCCAAGGCATCGACCGCGTCCGGCGGAATCTTCGCGTGGCTGTCGAAAACATTGCAGAGGGCAGGTCTGAGCGCGCGATATACGAGATCCTCAGCCAGGGCGCTGCTATGGCGCAGACCATGACGCCGATCGACACGTCGAATTTGATCAATAGTCAGACTGCACCCCAGATCAGTAATGGGACTGCTGGGGTGGAAGGGCGGATTGGATATACAGCAGCCTACGCGGCAGCGGTCCATGATGCGCCAGGAACTCTCGCCGGACAGCCAAGGGCGGATTTCGGAAAGACAGCGGACGGAACCGCCTTTGGAGGCGGTACTGGAGTTGGGAACTACTGGGATCCAAATGCAGAGCCAGAGTTTCTCACTAAGGGGTTCGATCAGATTGAATCTGCAATCCCATCAATTCTCCGCAGGATCTACCGCGTATGACCCCCTACGACGCCTTCCAGGATTGGCTGGCTTCGATCCTGGGCGAGGGCTACCAGTACAGCCGTGGGATGTGGGTCGACCACCCGTCGCTCGACTCGGCATTCATCGCAGCGATCCAGCAAACCGGCGGCCCCCCGACTCAGGTCGACATTCGTCGCCTGCGGTTCAAGGTGATCCTCCTCGGCCCGAAGGGCGTCCGGAAACATGTTGTCGACGTCGGCAACTCAATCGAGACCCTGGCGCAGGTAGCGCTTGGTGACAGCGTCCCCTGTGGCGCCGCATCTGTTCGGGCAATCGGCGAGCCGATCGGGCCTGGATACACCACCGAAAACCGGGCCTGGTACAGCCTGGACCTTGAAGTTCTCTATTAATCAGGAGGCCAGACATGGCTTGCAAGAAGCTCAAATTTCCGGGCCGCGACGTCGTGCTCGAGTATTACATCGGGTGCGGCGATGCGCTGCCGGCGGAGAATGACTGGCGCCGTTTTGGGTCGCTCCGCACGAAGGAATTCACCGTCGAGTGGGACACCATCGGCGCGACTGATTCCGACTCGGTTGGCGCACTGCGGGAGAACCTGGCCAGTTTCCAGACGCTGACCATTTCCGGTGACGGTACCGTGAAGGCCTCCGGTGCCGGCGCGCAGAACCTGATCGACCTGACGAAGCATGTCGTGAAGCCGGACGCGACCGGCGGACAGCCTGTTGTCTGGATGCGCATGACCTTCCCGGACCTGACCTTCACCGCATTCATGCTCATCAGCAACCTCAGTCGCTCCGCGCCGTACGACGATGTCACCACCTACAGCTTCGAGGCTTCGGCGACCGCTTCCGACTTCGGCCTGATCGTCGAGGATACCCCCGACGCGGATGCGCCGGACCCGACCAGCATTCAGGTCGTGCCGGAGACCCTCTCGCTTACCGTTGGCGAAGGCTTCAACTTCGAGGGCGTCGTGCTGCCTGTTGGCGCTCCGCAAGGCCTGCGCTGGACTTCCAGTGCGCCGACCGTGGCCGCAGTGAACACGGTTACCGGCGAGGTGAGCGCGCTGTCGGCCGGTACCGCCACGATCA